TTGGCGCTCCAAGCGGATTACAGCTTTACTGATCCGCTTCGCTTTGGATTTCAGCGACCGGAGGCGCTTCGGGCTCAGGCTTTGCATTGTTTAGGGCCTCAGCGGTTGCTTGAGCCATTTCTTGATAATCTTGGTAGGCTTCATCAATCAGCGTTATGTTGCTGCTATACTCGCCTTTAAAGCGGCTTTCGCGGACTTCTTCTTCAACCAAAATATTATTGGCTAAATAGATTGCGTCAGTCTCTGCGTTGAGTTTTCTGAGCGCCGCTTGTTCAGCCTCAGACATAACCCGTAGGGGATTAAATATAACCCGTAGGGGTTCTCTGCTCTTTAGTTCCAGGCCGATATATTTGACAAGTTTATCGATGGGGCCCAACAGCACGTCTTGTTGATAGGCCTCGATAGTTTCTTCCCAATCAGATTTCTGATTTTTTCCGCCCTCACCCAATGAGGCCCCGGCTGATTCCATTAAAAGCTTTGTGTGGGGTATGCCGGACTCAGCGCACAAGCGCCGCTCAGGGTGTCTGATCAGAGTGTCTAGCCCTGAGACATTGGCCACTTCACGGCTATAGCTATCCTGGGAGTCAATGACCAATTTATTAACAAAGGACTCGCCAACCATAGCCGCATCAAGTCGGGCCTTTAAAGCGGTGTCGTTATCAGTGTCAATCAATTCGTTTAGGCCAAACAATGACAATATGCCGATTATAAAATCCTGGACGATTGTAGGAACTGTGCCATGGGTGACAGCGTAGGCAGTGATCGCCTCCTCTAGATCTCTCAGGGTCGATTCACCCCAACCCCCGTTTTCATGGCGGTAGGTGTCGGAGATCTCGATCCCTGGGAATACAAGCAGGCGGTCACGATGTACAAGCACCTGGCCCCCATGGGTTTCATACAGCATGAAATACTCAGCGGTGCGGGCATCTGCATTGTATGAATACTCAGCATTTTTGCTCAGTGGCCAAAGATCCTCAGCCTCGATACACCGAAGCCCAAGCACTTTAAAACCGCCATAGTTGAGGTTTAAGGGCTGGTCTAGGGTTCTACCGTCCAGAATATCCAGATAGACAGCAGACCCACCATGCAGGCGATCTTTGCGGGCTGCCTGTCGCAGATATTCTTTAGCGTGCAGATCTTTCAGACGTTGCTGGATTTCGGGGTTCAGCTCATGGTCGATATTAAACCACTTGCGAAGCCCGTCATCTGGTGGCAGGTTGACGATCCGCTTGGCCATTGCCTGTTCAGCGTAGAAATCATCAAACCAAGTCTTTTGTTTTCTGGCTGATCTAACGTGAGTCAGGCCCTTCTTTTTGTCCCTGCTTGTGCCTATGCCCGTTATGGTGGAGAGGAAGCCATCTAAGCGCCGTTTAAGGCCCTGAAGGCTATTCTGTCCAGCCATTATCTAAATACAGTTGTTTTTCAACGTCAGGATTTTCGCAAACGCGATGCAAAATCAATTGGTCGTCAGTGATTGACAGAAACTGGTGATTATTGCCATGCAATTGAATCCCGTCCGGTCTGCCTGTGACCATCAAATGCCCATGCAGTTTGACAGTTTTAAGACCATTGCGCAGAAGCAGTTCAGCGGGGCGTGACAGCCCGTCTGGTTTGGCTTCGGCTTTTGATTTTTTAGGTTCAGCTTTTTTCTTTTCAGCCATTCTATTTACTCCAATTTGTTCCGCCTGTTATTTTGCGGTTTGTCAGTGCGTTGAACGCTCCAGAACAGGCGTCAACGATGTCGTCATGGGGCATGTCAGGGAAGCCCTCAAGCTCTGTTATCAGGCGCTCATTCCATGGTTTGTCAATCAGCCAAACATTGCCCGCTTCACATTGGGCGCTCAGGGGTTCTGCTCTGGTTCGTTTGTCTTTGTGGACGGTGTAGGCTCTGACGTTAAAACCGCCCAACATGCGGGTATAGCGTGAGATCTCAGACTTTCCAGCCTGCCCAGGGTCTTGCTCTAGGGCCACTTCAACCCGTCCAAAATTCTCGTTATCTTGTTCTGCTATTGATTTAATGCGGGTTTCAACTTCTAACGGCGAGCCCCTAAAATGGCAGAGGTCTAGAATGTAGTATTGGTCATCGTTTGAGACTGCCATCAGTACGCCTGCGGTATAGTCGGGGTCATCCCCAGGCTTCTTGGGTGCTGTGGCTGCTCGATCCCAATAACGCACAAGGCGTTTTAGGTTCTTTGGGGGACGCATAATGGTTTTAAACCATTCACGCCTGAAGTACAGGCCCGCACTGGGCTTGATCAACCAATCGCCATATAAGAGCCTTTGGCGCTCGATATAGGGCAGGGCCATTAGTTTGGCCTTATAGCTCTTGGGCATGGATGGGTTATCATCCACACTGGCAGGGATGAACGCTACACTTGTAGCCTCAAACTCCGGGTCTATTTCGGCCTTGTAAAAATCTAGAATTTTCCAAAACTTATCCGTTTCGGTATCGTGCCAAACAATGGCGCTATCTTCAGGGTCACGGACAAACCAACGAATGATCCCCGATTTTGACAGGTCTGGAAACTGCCCGTTTTCATCGAGCCACCATAAAATGAAATCTTTAATCGGGTGATCTGGGTTGGGGTTGGTGGTCATTCGCATAACAGGCCTTACCCCACAAGTGGTACGGTTTCTGGAGTACAAATACCAAATCTGCGACCAATCAAAATGATCGGCCTCATCGAAGCCCAGGAAAGCATATTCTTTCCCTTGGTGGCTGTACTTGTCTTTTTCGTGTTGCAGGTGGCCAAACCCGATATACGCCCCGCTGGGCATGTCCCAGCTCAGCTCTGTATTGTTCGGTTTGGCTCCCAAATGGGTATACAGTTCGTAGGTTTTATCCCATAGACCACCGCCACCAGCGACCTGGGCATAGGTGCGCCTGAATATCTTGGCGACATAGCCGGGTATATCGTAATGCCTTGCAGCTTCGAGGAGTAGCCAATGCGATTTCCCACCCCCGGCACTGCCCCCATAAATGACTATATCAGCGGGGCTAGCCCCCGCTTGCTGTTGTCGGCCGGGGTGGAGGCTTAGGGTTATTGTCGGCGGTTCCGTTGTCTGGGAGTTCGAAACGGACTTTTTCAACTTTGGCATTAATATCTAGTGAGCCGCTATGCTCTGTCTCCCTGCGTTCTGTGCCATAGCCGCGCTTTTTTGCTCTCGCTGTTAAAATTGTTTTTGCTGAATCGTGTCTGACCTTGTCGTTTGAGTGCCGCATTAAATCCATTAAAGTCTGCTCTGCTTCGTCCGAAATTGTCTCGCAGACCTCTTCACAGGCCGCGTCAAATTCGGGGTCATCATTGCGGTAGGTGTAGTAAACTGTTCTTCCAATGCCGACAGCATCACAAACTCTTGTCACGTTCAGACCGTGGGTTTGGTGGGCTTCGAGAATGGCGGCTTTATTGGCGGCTGTGGTCTGGGCTATCTTCTGTTCTCGCGTAAGAGCGTTCTTTTTGTTCGTTTTGGCGGCCATTTCACCACACCTCTAAGCGCTCAATACCCAGTCATGCAAAAGCCTCGCAAACCGCTCTAGCGCTTCTCGTTGCTGGCCTGCCGTGGGGATGGGCAAGTGTTCCCAATCTCTCTTTGTATAGTCTCTAACTCCTACAACACAGGCCAATAAATGCTCTTGATAATTTGGGAAACTTGCGCCGTGTATCACTGTAGGCGACCTGTCCAACTCATTGATAATTGCTTTGATAGATTCATGCCTGCTCTGGTCTATAAGCGTTTTGCCGGTTGTGATTGAAAAAAATTCGCGGATAACGATCCCCATTAACCTTGGGTCAAAATTTGAATCTTGCTTATCCCACTTAGCCAAAGAGCCCTCAAAATAAGCTCTCAATAAAAAGTGAATCTCAGTGGGTTGCATACGCGCTAAAACGTCGTTCAGCCTTGCACGTTCGCTGATTTCTTGTGGGGATTTTCTAATTTTTCGCTTTGGCACACTTTTGACACCTATCATTTAAAATAACATCTCCCTCTTGACATAAGATGATTTGGGGGTAAATCGTGTCAACGTTTGTTTACACGTTTTTAAACTCAGTAAAAATTCTTATAAACTCTGCTTCAAACAAATCCTTAACCCGCGCTTTGGTGAGTGCGTCAGGAATGGGGATTTTACTGGTAACAAATCGACTTAACGTGCAGTGGTTGTAACCCAGCACATACGCACAGTGCCTATGCGTCCAAAATGTGGACTCGACCAAAAGAAACAGCTCATCTGGGGTTATCGGATCCATTATTTAATCATTTTCCAAGGGAGTTTGAGATCATACAGCGTTAAAAAAAACGTACTCATATCCGCTGTATAAAAAGATCCGTTTATACAGCGGATAGTCACACCGTTAGATCTGCTGAACGTGTCGACTCTTTGAAACACCGCGTCAGAAAACGCACTGGCTGAATTACAGGCTTCCCGAAACGTGTATTCCTTGTCAGGGTCAAACGAGTTTTTTTGCTTTAATTTTTCAATGGCATCTTGGGCGTAATAAATAGCCTTTTCCAAAGCAGTTATAACTGAATCATCGGATCGTCCTGTTTCCATTGGCGCATATCGCTTTCTAACTCTAGACAGAGCTTTTTCATTGTTCGCAGGGCAAGCTTACGGCTTTCTTCAGTCACCGATAGCCCTGGGAATGAATTGCATGTAGCAACCCAAACCCCAGGCCTTATTTCCTGCGCTTCGCAGTTGTATTTTTTTGCAGGCATTTAGGTGTTAACGTAAGCGTTAAAAACTTCGTCACGCTTGGCCCGCGCTGTTTTGACCAATCGGTTTTGGGGATCAGATTTCTCAGCAATGCCAAGATAATGATCAGCCCTTTTAACCGCCGCGTCTGCCTCTGCTTTGTTTCTGGCACTGTGCAATCCGTCCATGACAGACTGCCAACTGGGGGCTGTGTTGGGGTTTCCCTCAGCCTGGGGCTCTTGGGCCTCAGCCTTTTTCGATTCAACTTTTTTAGCCATTGTTTGACTCCTCGATTAATTTTTTGATATTTTTTATAAAAGGCTTTTCCTTGCAATCAGGGCAAAGAACATGATGAGCGGTCATAAACGCCGAATTATCCCCCCAGCGGGGCCAAACTGAATCTGCTAAATGCAAATTAAACCGCTCTGCAAACTCAGGTGGGGAGTAACGCTCACCAGTCAATACGCTATAGACGTCAGCACGGGCCTGTAAACCGTCCATATTGGTAGCACTGGCAGAGCGTACAGCGTGATCCACTCTGGCCCTGAGTTCCAGCAATGTATTTTTAAGCGCTGATATTTCGCGCTCTTGGCGCTCTCGCTGGTTTCGGCAATAGTCATTTATGCCTTGCATTGTTCACCTCCCAAAGCACTTCCAGGATTTTCAGGCAGTCCCAAACCTGGGTTAATTGTTGCAGAGAAAGATCTGGAAACTCTAAAAAATCAGCGCTTGGAAATCCCTCAAGATCACGCTCTGAATCAATCTTTTCGGCAATGAACGCCAACACCCAGCCCGCGTTTTTACACGCCTCAGCCAAGAGGATTTTTTGCAGTTTGATTTGAGGATCTAAAAACGGGCCGTGTCTTAACTCCTCAATTTCAGTATCTAACAAATTAATTTCTTGCAATAACGCAAAAATATCCACGTCAATTTTCGAGAGCTTATTGTCAATGTTGTAAAAATCAGAATTAAACTTTGCTCTGATTTCTGCAATTTTTTCAAGCCTGTGCTTTGGTTTAGACACTTAACCCGATCTCCTTAATCTGAGATGATGTGATAACCACCATTTTCGGCCAACGGTCTAAGATCGCCTGAATATACCAGGTGTATTTAATGGGCAAATTCAGCACCAATTTATCCCCGTTGGGGGACTGGCCTAGCAGCACATCAATATGGCTCAAAAGCTCTTTAGTGCTGGGATTGGTCATCGTTTGGCACCCGCTTTCTAAGTTCTTCCAGATATTGATCCGCAATAATATTCTCGCCAAAAAACATAAAAAATTTTGTAGCAAATGGCCACAAATCCAGCACAAACCCAGCTATAACCGCCTGGATAACCCGCGCT